GTCAAGGTTCAGAAGGTCGAGACTCATAAATTAGGCACCTCTGTGGGGGACAATTGCGCTTTCGCGTGAAGCGAGTGAATTACAAAGGGAACATCCAGGACGGTAGGATGTGTGGATGGGGCCACCAGTATCGTAGGAGGTTTGGTACCTACGGCCTGCACGATTACCAAGACGCTTTACGTGATAACTGAATTCGTTGTTTCCATCGGCATATGGTTTATCGATGGAATTACCATTGTTGATTTTTTGGTAGACTTGTTCGATGGTGTCGTGTTTACCAGGGCGCAGCTTGATGTAACGGCCAGCTAACTCTACCTGCTGGCTTGGTGTCATTCGTGCGATGGCTTCCCGTGTAGTTCCAAGGTCCTTTGCTGCCAAGGCACCAAACTGAAATAACCCTACGTAGTGGTCTCCAGCCCCCCCATAACGGGAAGGACTCCAGGTGTCATTTTCGTAGTCGATAATATCTGCAAGAAATTGTCCAGGGATGCCGAGGTTGTCTGCTACACGTGCAATGGTTTTTTGTAACTCAGTATCCTTTGCCAGCCTGTCATAACCGTAGTTAGCGTTGGGGTTATTGCGGCTAGGGTACGCCTGTCTGTGAATTGGTACTCTACCATTCGAAAGTGGTTTCACAATCGAAATCGGGGGCTCACCCCCTGCCGCTTTTTTACCTGTTCGGCTCGCACCTCCGACATACTGCCAATGCCAGGATTCCCGTTGGGTTTGTCCGGTCCCCCCAGGGTAAGACATGCTAAAACCGTACTTGGCAGCATTACGCTTAAGCCAAGCAAAAGCTTTTGTTTGTTCGAAACTTGCATTCAAATCTGTCCCATTTACGTTTGTTCCAATGTCGAGAGCATTACCTGTGTGGTGTTCGCTGTAGCCTGCGGGTGCCGAAGCACTTAAAACCCCCTCTGGGCTCATCCCTTGACGTTTAACTTTGTCCTCAACAATCAGACGCTGTGTCTCGACTGAGCGAAAAGCAGAGATGGGTCTGAGGTTAACCCCCGCCGACGCTGCAGCCGACTGCATCCGGTTCCAGGCCGATGCCGCAGGACCAATCAATTTTTCGCTTGTTCCTGCCAAGACTTTAAGCTCAGTGGGCAGTGCCTCCCTTTGTGGGACGTACCCGAATTTTTTGATGTGCGTCGGAGTAATACCGTATCTGGAATTGATGGACTCGTATTTTTGGATGGTGCTCGTGGGGATGGAGTAGGTTTTTTGCCCGGTTTTGATGTTGGTTTTAACTCCACCCGGTTTGTGGTGGACGTTGGTCCTGGGGTCAAGGTAAGAACCATCGGGCATTGAGATAACAGCCAAAGAAGTAGTAGTGCTTCTGCCCGTAGTTTGCGTTGGTGGGAGTCCATATCCCTTTTGTGCGCGTGCAATCTGTTGCGGTACATTTTTGAGGAACTTAATAGGGTCGATGGAATAGGTGTTTGTAGGGTCGAAAACCTCGAAGTGAAGGTGCGACCCGGTGCTTGTACCTGCATTTGGGTGACCTTTTACACCACCAGATAGACCAATACGCTGCGCGGGGCCTACCGTATCACCAACCTTGACCAGTGCACTGTTCAGGTGCCCGAATAAGCTTCGAGTGCCGTCCGCGTGCTTGACTTCGACACGCATACCGTACCCACCCAATTTACCGACCGCTACAACAGTACCAGGAAGGACTGAGTAGATAGGGGTATTAGGGTCTACTACATAATCAATTGATGGTCTATTGTGGGGATTGTAGGTTGTGTTGTCACCTATGTGGGCACCTGCGTAGGTTCTACCCAATTCCGGGCGACCTCCTCCATTGGTTGAGAAAGGTGAGATAATACCACCAATCACCTGTAAAGAACCTGCGGTTGGGGTTTTAGCGGTGTAGGGTCCCCGGCTACTCCCTACACCGGAATTAGGGTTTTGTTTCTGCCACTCGCTGACGAAACTACCAGTACCTGCATTTCGGCCACTCGCTTCCGACATACTCACGGATGGGTTGTCGAAGTTGTTGAGTCCGAACGGTGCCCAGGCCCCCTCTAACTTTGCCATCTCCTGACGACGTAGTGTCAGCTCAGTTTGTAGTGCCGCAACCTTGGCATCGTTAGCAGGAGTAAAGGACTTACTTTCATTCGTTGTTGTGGTTACCGTCCCATCAGAGCGTGTGTTTGTGGTCTGTGATGTCGAACCTGACTGCCGAGGGTTGGCTGCCTCTGCAATCCGTGTGTTGAGGCCAACAATCTCCTGACGTAGCTGGTAATACCTGTTCTTATCCTTGTTCCATGCTTTTAACAAACCCACAGGTACTGAATCGATTTCAGGGTCCCACTTCTCAGCTTTAGATGGGTCAAGAATTCCCGCAAGAACCCGCTGCCCATACTGAAACTGGGTGTAAGACTTTGCCTTCTCACTATCAATTAGGTTGGTGCGCTGCAACGACTCGAGGGCTTCCCGTTGTTTATCCATGTCCAGTCGGTACTTGAACTGGTCATCCTTGTTGAATGGCATGTAGGCTGAGGGAAGGCCGTTCTGAGTCGCAATTATCGCAGCTTCGTGTCTGAAGTTCGGGTTAGATGCGTCGCCCCCATACTTCTCCTGTAGAGTCTTTGTAATCTGATACTGTGCAGTCGAATACTGCTGAACCTTAGTATCTAGAGCTGCGCGTGCTGTGGTTCCTGCCAGAAGCTTAGACTGTGCTGCTTGGAGAATCCTGGTTCGTGTCTCCATCGCGATGATGGGGTCAAGTCCACTATTCTTGACCTCGTTGTCATACAACTCATCAATCTGAAGCAGAACCTCGTTGGCACGTTCCGGTGTAATCAACTCTTTCGTTAATTCACCAAGTAAGAAAGCAGATTGGAACTCAACCTTGGCCTGCACATTTGAAGCATAGGCATTCTGGGCTTTTTCAGCGGCTTTGAACTTACGGTCATCCCACTCTTTATAGAGCCCATTGAAGTCATTGAAAGCACGATTGATGAGGGTTCGCTTATCATCCTCTCCTATATCTGACTCCATCACAGCTCGAATCAAATCTGAGCGTGCCTGAATCGGGTTATCGGTACGTGCCTGTTCGAGTGCCTTCGATATAGTCTCGTTAGCGAACAGGTTCACATCTGTGTAATTAGAGTCCTGTCGAAGCTTTTTCTCTTCCGCTGCGGCCTTCTCTGCTCGCTCTGTCTCTGCTCGCTTCTTCTCAGCCTCAACTTTAACCCATTGGGTTAACGTCTCACTGGATTGTTGTAAACTTCTTCCGATACTCGTTCCGAAGTTCTCACGCGGTACTGCCTGACCACGAATGTTTGCAAGCTTCCCATAAGTATCAGCTACAATCTCGTAACCTTGGGCTGTATTGTTTTGTGCCTTCTGGAGATTTTGAAGGGAGGTGTCTGGTACCGACATTATCTGAGGGTACTGAATCATATTGGGCACTGCTTTCAGCCCATCCGCACCGACCAACCTTACCAGGGGGGCCGCTGCATCTGTTTGAATTGGGTTAACCATACACTAAAATCCAAATGTGTTAGGGGTATAGCTGTAGCTGGTTCCAGGGCTTGAACCGTAATAGTTGATTCCACTGGTATTTCCGAACGTCGGGGAAGTACCGTAACCACTCAACAGGCTGCTGTTAGTGTTGTAGGTTGGTGTCGCCTGCATCTTGTTTCCACCGAAGGCCCCTGACAGACCCTGTGCAATCCCCAGACCTGCATTCGCATAATCACCAAGGTTAGGTCCACGAATTCCCGCTGCCTGCATTTTCAAAGCTGCCTGTTGTGCTTGATTGAGTGTAGCGTTAGCGTCCGACTGAAGGGATGCATTGTTCATCCCCGTTTGCATTGCTGCGAGGGCCGCGAGCCTGTTAATCATGGACTGGGATTGAATCTGGTAGTTACCAGCCAAGTAGGCCTGCTCAGCTGCCTGCTTCTGCCCTGCGGCATTCATTGCTGTGTTGTTGAGCCCGGCATTAGTCTGTTGTAGGGTACCCATCGCCCCCCGCCCTACTGCCCTATCCAGGTTGTTGAGATACGAGCCCAAAAATGAGTTCTGTAACGAACCCTGATAATTGGCGTAGTCAAGGTTTAACTGGTTTGCGGCGGTCGTGTTATTTACATCGCGTACACCACTCATAGCAGCATAACCCGTATCCAGGGCACCCATATCACGGGCAAAGTTCGTATCACGATTATAGTTGCCCGCTGCATTCAGGTTGTTCAGGAAGGACAGAATACTGATGTTGTCGAAGTTGATACCCGACATTTCGGCTGCATTGTCCAGACCCAGCAGACCCAAGGACCCTGCTTCTTCCATTGCAATTTCTGACATTGCATTTCGGTAGTCGGCTTGACGTTGAGTATTCCCTAATGCCTTATTAGCGCCCTGCTCAAACTGTTGTTGTGTGGTTACCGCATTGTTGATGTTCTGTTCATCTAATCTCTGCCCTGACAGTGTAGAGCGCATGTTACTACCCCCAACCAATGCTGCATACATCGTTTGAAGTGCTGATTGTTGTTGGTTAACCTTCTCCTGGTTTGTTTTGATGTCCTGTGCCTGTGCAGTAAGTTGGTCACTCACCTGCCCCAACTCATTAAAACCCTGAGACTGCGAACCGAAGTAGTCGACTACGCCTTGGGTATACTGGTCTGTGAGTTGATTCCCAGTCTCAAACACTGCATTACCACCCTGCATTAGGGCCTGACCCGTCTGCTGTAGTCCTTCAGTGCCCGCTTGAAGCATGTTGTTGAGTCCCTGACTACTTGCCTGAAACTCGTTCTTCATTGCGGTAGAAGCTGCCCCAAATGTAGTGTCTTGAGCCTGCTTAACTGCCTGCCCAGAGGCTTGTAACGAGTTCACCCCTGCACTGAAGAGTCTGTCGTTATTCCCTTTCGAAGATTCGAACACCGATGCAGTAGACTGCTGGCCCTGCTGAAACAGCGTGTCGAAGTATTGTTTCTGAGCATCATACCGCGCTTTGTCTACCTGACCATTGGTAGCCAGATATTGTTCACGCGACTGCATCAGAGTCTGGAAGTTTTGTTGAACGGCTTGTAGGTCTGTCGTTCGTTGTTGTAAGTCCTGGTTATCAAAATCATATGCCAGGTTTTGCTTAGCGGCGTTCAGAGCCAGGGCATTATAGAATGCCTGTTTTGCGAGCATAGCCTGTTGGTCAGCGGCTGCGGCCTTCTGTGCTGAAGCCTGATTACTCTGGCCGATTAAGCCTGCGACTGTTCCGACACCACCGATGATTGGAGCTGCAACACCCATAATTATCTCACTGAGTAACGTCCTTTAACTTTTCCGTCAACCTGCCAACCGACAAGGTCGAAGAATTTTTCATCCCAGGAGTAGAAGTACACCTGGAATCCGTAATTAATGCCCTGAATTGGTTCTTTGAAGAGGATATAGGGCTTATCCTGTACTGGACTTGCGGTATCAAAAAAACTAAAATCCCATACCAGGTTTCCAGAACTGTAGAGGTCGTAGGTTAACTCACTGGAATAGCCACTATCAAAAGCAATGGCTACGTTAACCCCCAGTTGTTGTCGAGGCCTGTCAACAATTTCATCCGGGTTCTGGGGACCGACCACATCGGCCCCCGTGAAGTTCTCGAGGCCAACATCATTGTTGAAGTAACCAAAGAAGTGAAACAGCCTCTTAAATCTCCCTAGGACACTCTGTGTAAATAGGGGGGTAGCAAACATCGTCAAATAGGATAGACCCACCTTCACGGTGCTGCCAGCGGGTGCTGTTAACGTTATTGTCCCTGTGATAGGATTGACGGTGTAATCGGTATCTTGCTCTTTGACAACATTATTAACCACAACAACAGGGCAGTAGTAGTCGGCAGTGCCATAGTTGATTTCACCAATTTCGTCGTCATTGATGGGGCGCCGGGGTCTTATCACCAATGTTTTACCAGCTCCTGGATTATTGAAAAGATAGACCGTTCCGTTTGCTCTCTTCACCCAATCCGTACCGTGTGCCAACGGTAAACCATTCAGTGTAAGTACCAGGTCTACCACCTCCGGGAAGGGGGTAACCACAAATGTAGGCTTGTACTCGTGCTGTGCGTTGGTCGTAGTTAGCGTAGTGCTGGGTGTTGGTGGTATCGTAATGGATTGTGAGCTTCCGGTACCAGTTGTCGTAGTCACGAAATCTAGATAGCTATCTTCATCATCGGTTTTGAGGGCATAGAGATTTGAGGTGCTTGAAGCGGACGTCCAAAGTAGGAAGCCAACTCCCTTGACCAAATCGAGGATAGGGGTCGCTGCCCATAGGTTAAACCCGGAAGGGGTCTGATACTCGAACCATGAATCTCGAAGTGTCGAGTAGACGTAAAGTCTGGACGCCGTGGTAATGTCAGTTCGTGCTGCATATGCTAAGTAAACCTCGTTCGTGATTTTGTTGTAGGTTAGAAAGGTTGTGTCTTTGTTGGCCTCGGACAATTGGCGATTGACGAGATTACGAATCTTCATCGTACGCTCGCCCGTGATGTAATCCCCGGTTTCCTGGGTCGCCGTCAGGTCGTAAACACCAGAGTCAGATAAAAAGAAGATTGTGTTCTCGATGGTGTCCATTGCACGTGCATTCACCAGACCCAGGTTCGAAATCTTGCTGACCGAAACGTCGGTAGGGCTCAAGGCCCCCTGTGTTGGTTTAATTTGGTATACTGAGTTTCGGGTGAACACAAAGAGAGTGCTGTGGAGTTCCGCAAGGTTAACCACATAATCGTCAGCGTAAGATGTGAGCTGAAGGTCTAGGGGTTCTTCGGCAAGCCCTCTGTTGTAGGGGATATCGAAGTTCGAGAAGTTACGACCAATTCGTTTCGAGTCCCACACATCCGAAGCGGCAATCCGTAGACTGTCATGAGCCCAACCACTGAAGATAACTCGACCCTGGTAGGTACACACACATGACGGATGAAAACCATCACCATACTTCGAGAACAAACCTAAGCCAAAAGCTGGGGCCGCGACCCAGTCCCGATACTTGTCGTAGGCCTGGAAAGCCTGGGAACCCACATCGGATGGTGTCATGTTAATTATCCACACCTCATCGGTGTATGCTAGCCCGATGGTTGGGGCTGCATCGAACGTAATCATTGATGCAGGTGTTGTCGTGCTTGTGATAACGTCGCCATTCGCATCCCGCAGATAATAGGAGTTGTTGGCAGACACCATCGGATTGATATTCTGTGACCACAACACGCCGTTTACGTAGACACGAACAGCAGAGCCCGAAGCCCCAACACCACCATTAAAGGGTAGTGCACGACCCCGAATAATGTGGACCTCTTCTGGGGCTGCGGGGACTCCCGAAACATAAGGGCGAGTAGTTCCGAAAGTCACGTAGTTGGGGGCAACTTGCATCGGAGTGCCTGGCAGGAAGATAGCACCACTGCCGAAGTGATATTCATCGACTGTTGATGGGTCATAACCTGTATCGAGGGTGTAGGAGTCACCATAGTCGGTTGTCCGGTAAACCCAGAACGGGTACACGCGTGAAGACCCCAACGTAAAGAGACTCGTCCTTACCTCCTCAGGAATAGAGATGTTCTGGTCAGTTCGGTCGATGTGGAATTTCGAAGTCCAGGCGTAAAGGTCCTGGCCCCGATTGTAGAAGGCTTCTGCAACCCACTGCCAGGTAATGAACACGATGTCGTAGTTGGTGCCAGAGGGGCTAGAAGTCAACCCCGAAACTGTAACCACACCCGAGGCCCACCCTATTGTGTAAGCCGTTGTAACCCTTACGCCGTCCTTGTAAAGGAGAACGTTGATGGGGTTGATGAATTCAAAATCTGAGTTTGGGTCGTCAAAGGTGAAGCTGGTACTTGTTGTTGTTGTGGTTACTCCTGCCTCAAGGACCACAAACTGAATCGGTACGTTTGTGCCAGTGCAGAAAAACACCCGTGGGTACTGTTCGTTGGTCACTGCCGTCACTGCACGTTTCTTCTGTGCCCTTGCGTCCCAAACATTGGTCTTTGTCATCACATTGTTGGTGACATCCCCAACCGTCTCGTAGATTTCGGCGTTGAGTCCTTGTTTCGTAATCGTGTACTGGTGACCAAGAGGTGTACGAACCGTTGCAGCACTGAACCCTTCAATAGTCCCTGGTTTGTAGTGTGTGACCTTTGTGCCTTTTCGCTTCGACATCGAACCCGTGATACCTGAGTTCGTGTTTATAAGCATCGGGGAATCAGAGAATGGAAGGTTGAGGAGGGGTGTTACGGTGTTGAGGCCTCCGAATGCCCCTGTTTTGATTTGGGGCTGCTCATCAAAACTGTCAGCTTTTCGAACACCACCCATATTTAATCGGTCAGTCATTATCAACGCCTCCGGTACATATTGAGTATCCCAACCGTGTGCGAGCGTTCAGTATCACGAAGGCGTTGTGCCATGATTTCATACTCGTTGTTGAACATCGAAGCTGCTTGTATATCGTCAAGGTGCCGAAGGGACATGTAGTATAGTGCTCGTTTCTTGATGAGTTGTACGAACCTTTCAGGAACTGGGAATGTGTCAGTGTTGTTGGTGGGGGGTACTACGGTATCCACTGCCGTAAACCAAAGTTTCACCCGCTCATCTTCTGTGGTTGGATAAGGATTCAGGAATACTGAGAGTTCTGGTCCAGTTGTGTAGTAGAGTGGGTAGGTCCCAATGGTGTTATAAGCAAGGTGTGTTTGTCTATCAAAGTCAGCCGGGGTGATATATTTGACGTCCAGGTAAGGACTGCCTGCCTCTGGTCGGTACTGGACTTTGTAGAGTCGTCGGCGATTATTAAGAATTGCCGTGTTTCCTGCCCAAGCATCTGCATTTCTCCTGTCCTGTAACCAACTCCAATCATCGAGTAAGCCAACGTCATAAACTGCTGATGTCATTGCCGACTTGAGTTTTAGCCCGAGGTTCCCACCGAAGTTCAGTATTGGACGCTCACCGATATCGAGGAGGACTTCGTTAGCTGCTTTAAGTAGTGTGGTAGTCGATTGTGCCATCAGTCATCATCCTGGTATAAGTGGAAGGCTAACCAATCAGCAATTAAGATTAGCCAGTAGCCGTATGCAACAAGTAGCAGTGTCTCAGTGTTAGCGCTCATTCGTCACATCCGATAATAAGTAGTAGTATGAGTAGTCCTACGAGCGTCACAATAAACCGTAACCATATGTAGGTTGCCAGGGATATAAGTAGGAGGTCAACGAATTGGTTGTGGTCGGTCTGCATTACGTTTTCTCTCTTGGTAAAGCTGTTCGTTAAGCTGCTGTCGTTCAATTCTTACCTTGTTTAGCTCCTGAAGAAGAACTTCGGTGTTTTGTTGGTTTGTTCTTAGGGATACTTGGACTCCCCCGGCGAGGATTGCGATAAGCCCCGTCAAAATAGTCGGGATTATCCAGTTTAGTACTCTCTCTTTGATGGTTGGTCTGTTGTTCATTTGGGAGGTCCTGGAGCGTTGTAAGTTGAATTGAAATGAATAGCAGGCGTGCGATAAGCCATCCAACTACTCTACGGTACATGTTTAGCATGGCGTAGCCTCGTTGTGTTGTACGTTCTCCCCCCTCAGGAAAAGAAAAAGGGGCTAGAGGTTGCCCCCAAGCCCCTATGTGAAGGTTTAGATTGTTGTTGTTTCTAATTAGCTGGTAGTCGTAATTACGAAACCGTGGTCGAGACGGTATCCTTTAACCGCGTATACTTGACGTGATACGATGACATTCATTTGGTAGAGGTTTTCCCAACTCGCAGTAACACGCGGTTCTAGGGCCATTGCCAGGTTGCACCAATCAGGGTGAACGTAGAGGGCAGAGTAACGGTTGCCTGTAACACTCAGGCCTGTGAAGGAGTCTTGTGTAGGAAGGTAAGGAGAGCCAGAAACCCCAGGGGTAGGGGCTGCGATACCGTTGGACCCGTTGACATAACCAGTCAGTGAGTTCTTGGTAATTTGAGTAGACACATGGACATCGGCACCAAAAATAGAGCCAATAATACGACCACGCTGCATCACGGAACCCCCATCAATGTAGTCCCGGCTGATGAAGCGGTTCAGAGACATGATGTCGGATTCTTGTTGGGGAGCAATCAACAGCTTACGACCTTCGGCAGGGACATCCGCAGCGTCAAGTGCTTCTTTTGCAGCTAGAATGTCCGCTTCGACAATGGTTGCACCAGTATCAAGTTCTTGACCAGAAAACTTCAGAGCCGCACGCATCCCCAGAACCTGGTTATCGATGTCTCGAGCCAAGGCATAGGCTGCTTCACGAGTATACTCAGCACGGATATTGTACTTGCTTTGCATTTCGGTGATATCTTCGATAGAAAAAGACGACTCAACGTCCTTATCAATCACCATCGTGTACTCACCATCATTCAATGCCTGGAGATTGACAGGAGTTTCAGGAAGTCGGGGGTACACACCCAGACGACCAATTTTAGGCAGGTGGAGGGTATCATTCTTTTTACCCAAAAAGTTAATCTTGCGGCACAGCATAGAAGCCATCAGCTTCTTATCACGGAAACGCAAAATGTCGTCTACCCAAACCTCAGGAATGAAGTTCTGGGCATTGCTCAACCCAACGGCTGAGCCAATCATAGGAGCTGGAAGCATAGTGTTATTGTTGTTGTGTTGGTGAACCCTGCCCTACCGGACAGGTGGGGGCTACTACCGTACCAGGCCGTTAGCATATGCGTACATAATCTGCTGTTGATTTTTCTGATAATCAGCGTCGCTCATGTTACGAATCTGGTCTTTTGTAAACTGTGGCTCTTGGCTGCGTGAGGGGGCCGGGGTTGTAGGTCGGTCGAATCGTGGTGGTTGTGCACCTGGAACCCGAGCCTGCCGCTCAGACATAATTTGGGAATATAGCAAACGAGCACCGTCAATGTTATCTAGGGCAGCTTGCATCTGTGGGGGGAGGGACCGAAAACGTTCTGCGATTTGTGGCATAACTGTGTCGAAGTCATTACCCCATTCAGCCCGTAGTGTCTGTGCTTGTTGTTCCCGTTGTTGGGCATGAACAAAACTTTGTAGCTGCTGAATCTGTTGGGGTAAGCTCATCACCTGCTCAGGCGAGAATCCGGTGTACTGTTGGAATTGGTTCCACCAAGCTTTACCGTTGTCATCGAGCTTCGAGAAGTCAATCTGCTGTGGTTGTTGCTGCATCATTTGAGCCATTTGCTCAGGAGTCAGCTGCAGTTGTTGTTCCGGTTGTGTTACATTGTTGGGGTTTTGTTGTTGTTGTTGTTGTCCATTAGTGGATAACTGCAATTCCTGGGTTACCGGGGGTTGAGCTCCCACCGAGGCCCCTTCTTCTGCTGGGTGACTGATACCAAGTAACTGTGCATTACTGGTGTGCAGTACACCACCATCGTCTACAATTTGTGCTTGTGACATATCAACCTAAACCTTGTTGTTGCATCATTTGCTGGATTCCAGCCTGAAGAGCAGGGTTGTTGGGGTCACCCTGACCATTCAGCATTTTTTCGTTGAAGAGGTTCGCGAGCGTTCCGGGCATTGTCCCGGCCATCTGCTCCCCTTTGAACATGTCAACCATTGCCTGCCCTCCCATACCCATCAACTCTTCCTGTAGAGGGTCAGGGGGTGGAGCCTCAGGCATCATTGGTTGTGGGGGAGGTGCTGGGGGTAAGATAAGTGCTTCGGCATCATCGAGTCCGAATTTACCGACGAGCTTTTCAAGTAACAATGACCAGTTAATCTGTGGTGCCATCTGGGGAGAGGTACCGACAGTCTGTAAGAAATCGAGCCATTTGCGCAACTCAAACTCTTTATCTGCAATGTGAGTAGCACCCTGAGCGTTAAACCGGAAGTTGTGTACGAGTTCGTTAGGTCCTACCTGGGCATAGAGGTGAGCACCGGGTTGTGGGCTCGGGAGCCTTACTACTTCATCATGTTCGGTGAATTGTTGGCAACCAATGTATAACTTGCTGAGGGTTGGGATAAGGACGGCTTCTTCTAGATGTTGATGTCGAGATGCGAGTCTATTTCCTCCAGCATCTCTTTGAGCCTGGACTTCAGTAGCTGTAACACGTTCTCCACTTCTTCCAGCTCCTGCACTGATAAAAGCCCCTGTTCCTGTAGCCTTATCAATTCTGGTTTCGAGGAAGCTGGACTCTTCATATGTGATAGTAAGCTTTCCAATATCAGCTCTTTCAACTGGTTGTAAGGCATTGTGGTCACTCACCTCAAATACTTGACCGGGTTTTGTGAAAATATCCTCTTTCCTCAATGTCCCATCGGGTATCATCGTCCACATCTGGTCAACCCCTAATTCAAGGTTGTCCAGGCGTTGGTTCGTGAGGATATTCATCTCATGCAGTAGTCCGAGGGTAGGCTGCAAAGCCCCGACCCCATAAACCGACCGATTCACGGGTACATACGTTGCAACCATGAAGGGTTTACCATACCAGTAAGGGTTTAATTCAAATCGAAGGACTTTGCCCCCGGTAATGGTAACCACAACATTATGGTAGGTTTTACCTGGGAGTTGGATATCTCCCCAAAACTCGAGTATCTCAATCTGTTCGTTAGGTCTGTACTCAAGGCCCGCAAACATCTTAACAGTGTCTTTATGAGATTCCGACACGTCAGGGGTGCTGGTTCCTTTACATGTGATAATCGAGTATTTGCTACCGTAAGGGTAGTAACCATCTTCTATTAAGTGAAGCACTTCAGCTTTCGTTTTTCGCATACGACGAATAACGTTGGCATTGTTGGGGTCAGTGGCCATCGGGTCGAGGAAGAAATCGAACATGTCGAGAACTTCGAAGTCAGGGCCGTTGTGGATTAATCTGTCTTCTTCTTTGATTTCGAAGCGTTGTTGCTCATCAATGATTTCACCGAACTGACCAAAGACCGGGGTTTTAACCATCACCCGTTTCTTGTGCTTCGCGGTTTCTACTCGCCAGGGTAGGGCGATGGCACTGGTGCCTAGGATTACCGCTTGTCTAATGAACATATCCCATACAGAGGAAAATCGAGCAGCTTCTAGTTTTTGTTGTAGATACCGCTCAACGGGCTTAACGAGTTCGACATACCCCGGTTCTGTGGGTGTCAGACTGAACCATTCTTTATTCGGGAAAAAAGCACTTTGGAAGTAACCACAAATCGTTTCGATATTCTCGTAAGCTTTCGAGGTCGATATCCTGTGTCGCCAGTCGTCGTTGACATCACCAACAATACGGGCCGCTGCCTGCCTAAGGTGGGTCTGGGAACGGACGTTACCGAAGTAGTGAGCCCAACAATCGAGCCAATCATCTTCGAGGTCTTGGCGTACCTGGGAGTAGTCCCGGAAGAGTCGCGTTACCTCACTCGCAACGTCTTGTAAGTCGAGGCCATCCCCTAGCCCCTCACCTGGTAGCTCTGTGTTGGTTACTAAAAAATTAGAGTCAGCGGGGATTTTCTGACCCATGTTGTCTTCATGCATTATGCCCAAGTCCTTCCTTTTACAAGGTCATTAACTGTACACCATAGCGGCCCACCGCGTAGCCATTTACAAGACATTGCTGCCAAACCCAACATCCCCTAGGATTAACTACAACACGGTCCATGAAGTAGTCAAATATTCTTTCTAATTGAAGGTCTTGGTTCATAAAGTCTGTAACCACCATACTTGTGATTTATCCGTTGATGCATCGGAACTTGGTTACCCTTTTGTTTGGTTGTGGGGCCTGAGGTTGGAGCACAGCAATGTGCCAGCATTTTCAATGTGTCTAAGAAGTCGTCGTGAACCGTCTCTGCTGGGAAGTAGAGGAATTCGTTACGTATTGGTTGACGTGCCATCAATTCATCTCGTACCCATAAACGATTATCGGTAACGTAAGGCTCGACCGCTGCACTGATTGCCGCTTTTTTCTCTCCCATGCCTTTAGGGTTCCAGGGTCGGAGTGTAACAGGATAGTATTGCTTGAAGTAGTCCTTAAAAGAGTTGAGTAGTCCCACTTGGGTACCGTTTGCCTCAACCCAGACAATCTTGGTTTGCCAGCGGTCACAAAGCTTATAGGTGTGGTCGATGATTCCTTTAATCGTGTATTTGCCATAGTAACCATCAAAAACGTACATGTTGCGGTCTTTGTCGATTCCACCCACCAGAATGCTCGTATTGTCCGCTGCCTCGTGTTGAGCGAATGCAGGGTCAATTACGATAATAGGTCGAACATATATGGTCGGGGCTTCGGGGCTTGTCTTGACATGAACCAGTCCAGTGACAATCTTCTGAATCTGCTTCATATACAAGTGGGTTACCTTATCCGGGTGCATCGAGCACTCAGATTCATCAAGGATTCGGTTCAGGTACTGGGACGTGAACCGCTTCATCTTGAGTTCGAGCCTTAACTCCTTCTCTACCTGCTCGTTGAACCGCTCTGGCCAGAGGTAACCACCCTCAGGGTCTGTTCCATTTTTATAGATATTCCTGAAATGAATGTCATATTCTACATCCTGCAGGCCTTCCAAGATAAACCCGTAGTAATCGGACTCTGCATACCGTGTACCAAGAACAATGGTTTCCCCACCAAGCCCCGTATCGGGATTGTAGGGGTCCAAAATTGATTTGATGTCACGAACCCACTCGTGAAGTGTCTCGATTAGTTGTGGTGAACGAACGTTGTCGAAGGTAACGATGTCATCAAAAATAACCACATCACAGTGGAAACCAGTTCTCATGGTGCCTACCGACCAAGCCATCAGGGTAGGTTCCTTCATCTTCTTGGAACGAATTACCTGGATAGCATCGTTGGTCCAAACAATCTTCTTGTCTTCGGCATCTGTTTCATCCTCTACTGCCTGAGACTTTCGTCGCCCACCAGTCGTTGCTGACATGGTTGGAATGAGGGGGCCTTGGATGTGGGGCCTGGAGTTCCAGACGTGTTTGATTAAGTCGGGGTCTTCTAGGTAGCTCCTGACCTCTCTCATGAAAGCTTTCGAAAGAGATAACACCCCGGAACCCACCACAATACGGACATTTGGGTCTTTATAAATCCGCCACAGGACGTATGCTACAGAACAGATAGTCGATTTCAGGTGACCCCGGGGCATCAGGATTAGTTTACGGAGGTTACCCGCACTGTAGGTATAAGGCATTACCTCATGCGTTGTGCCAATCTGCCACACCTCACTGATGTCCCCGGTCCTGTCCATAAACCTTATTAGCTCCCGATGACAGTCCTTGAAATTCTCAAGACCACCACGGAAGCTGATAAGGTCGATGAAGTCGAAGAAGTTATGTAGCGCTGCCTGCTTACGTTTGTAGCTGAACTGCGCTATGTCCATTGGTTAACCGAAGAAGGATACTGAGTTGATGGTCAAGAAAACGCGCCAATAGTGAGTCTTGGCCGCAACCCCCGTCACTGCAATGTTGAGAAGGTCGTTGGTGTCATCGGCAGTCACAACTACGTTAGCGGCTGGTAGTGCATGGGAAGCAGTCGTATCCAGGGCAGTAACCGTTACACCCGCAACCGGGAGTGCAGTAACGCCATTCAGGTTACGAATAACACCACTGAACTCATAGGCGTTACCATAGTTGAGGGAGGTTGCCGGGTCATCCGTGGCATTAGCACATACGACCAACCCACGGAAGGCTACTGAGGTTCCTTCAGGAATCTTGATTCGCCCACCCGTTGTGCCGTTGAAATCTGGGTGATTGACTGGTTCAAAGTTGACGTTTACGGCGGATGCTGCAGTTGTCCGTGCGCGCCCTACCAAAATCTGCTCAGTCATCCCATTCTGGAGAGCCACCGCCAATCGGTTCTCTGTGGTATCAAAAATTTTAGCTATTGCTCTTGCTGGCATGGTTTTTAATTACCTACGAATTGTCATTTTGTTGTTCGGGAAAATCACGTTAGGATTTCCCTGGTTCATCTGTGCCTGGACACTCCCATTCACAGCGTGTTGCATAGCCTGGAAGGTTGGGTTATTCTGCCATTGTTGTAGCAAAGCCATTAACCCCTGCTGTGAGTTTTGTTGGTCAATCTGAGTTTGATTAGCTGCAGTCTGTTGCTTCATACCCTGGAAGGTACGACGCTGATTTTGGTAAGCTTCCTGGTAGCGCTGCTGGGCATCAATGTTTTGTTGGTTGTACCCATTCATTTGGTTCAAGTAGTTACTCATGAACTGTTGCTGCTGTGCTGTGTTGTCCTGATTATACTGACCTAACTGATTCAGGTACTGCTGTTGATAGGCTGCATTGTCGGCTGCGGCTTGCTGGTTGTACTGACCCATCAACCCAGCAAACTGATTCTGGTACTGTTGTTGACCCGTCAAAACAGAGTTGTAGTACTGTTGCTGTTCATTCATCAATGACTGAGCATCAGCCGTGTTCTGGTTAAGCGAATTCTGATACCCACCCAGGGCATTCGTGTACATCGACATGTTGCGAAGCAGGTTATCTTGAGCCAGCATGTTAACCCCTTCATAATGTTGGGCCATTTTGGCATTCTGTCCTGCTACGGCTTTTTGTCGCTGTAGTTGGTACTGCTGGAGTTGTTTGGTATTCTGTTGGTTAAGGGCCAGGGCATCCTTGTCGTTGAAAGTAAAAGAAGGTTTGGCGCTTCCGCCTCCCATTCCCATGGTTATACCCCCCTCTTATTCTTCCGAAGGCCCGTCAGTTTCTTGGTCCTGCCGTCCGTCGATTTTGACAAGCTTTTCACTCTGTTTCGGGGCCGCTTTTCGTTTTCTGGTTTTGGATTTAGGCTCATCGAACTCTTCTTCGAGTTGCTCCTGATATTGTTTGGCTGCATCTAGGGATACTTCCTTTTTAGCTTCGTGACGTTTTGCAAGCCCCTCTTTTCGTGCTTGTTCCCGTTCCCGAATGCGTCGTCGTTCCCGTACCAAGTTTCGAGTCTTCTCAGACTGTTCTTGGCGAATGAGCTGTACCGCGATGTGCTCACGGTCGTTATCAGTCATCCGAGTGAGCAGGTCAACACGCCGCTGCATGTGGGCTTCAAGCCTCTCTTCATCGGGTGCACCTTCGACTGCATACGCCTGGTACAGGAAAGATTCGGGAGACTGTGGGACAGCCTCAATTAGTTCTTCCATGTTTACTACACTTTTGTTTTCGAAATAAAATGGACCCAAAAGTCTCCGTCTTTTCCTGCGCGGTCCTCCATCAATCGGTAGCTATACCGGAGGCCCTTGCCTGAGGCACGGGTGTCATAACCATCTTCGTAGTACTCACCGTAAGGGTCATTAACAATGTAAGCACCGCGCCCCCCATAGGCATTGTTGTCATACCCGGTAATTACTACGATATGACCGAAGTCTGTAAAGTAGCCGTGTACGACTGCTGGGTTGCCCCCTGCCAGATGCTTTTTAAGCTCCTGATGGGTTGCATTATCTTTGAAGACATCCGTGATTCCGAACTTCCCGTAATCACGGTTTACGATGGCTGCAAGGTCGTAAGGGCTGTGACGACTTAGACCCGCTGCAAGCATACGCTTATAGAGCTGGTCTTCAAGTTGTCCCTGACCATTGCCCTTAATACCAAAGAACGACAGGACCATTGCAATGGACGTGACGTTACAGGAACCAGTAGGGTTGTTGCGGTTGTCCAGTTGTGAAAAATAAGGTACCTTCAACTCCACACAGGGAGGAAGGACATTTCGGATTTCTGCTGGCTGCATCGGTTACCTTATAAATTGGCAACCAATGTTTAACGGAAGTGGTCAGTGCGCGACTGCAATGGGACAGTACTACAACAATTGTTGGGGGTAACCACACCCTACGTGTTCTATTATTCTTGGGGGGGGGCTCGGGGTTCCCTCAACAAAAATCTCAGCAAACACAACAACGGTGCAGTCTTCGCTCACTTTCCCCCACTTCATCCAGGGGAAAACAAAAACACGACGAAGGGGGTGTAGTAGGCATAGTAGCGTGATTCCCGGAAGGTTTGGTCGATGGTCTTTACTTCATTGGTCGTGAACGGGGGGCCTTGGCCTTGGGCAGGGAAAAGTTACGGTTGAAGTGGACCCCAGCAGGCATATAAAGGGAAGCCCGTGGCCCCCCATTCATTGACCAACAGACGACCAACAGTTGACCACTTCTCCAGTGACCAACCCTTTCTTTATGTTGATGTACTCGTTGACTACCCCTTCTACCGTTGGTGGTTTGACCTCTGGTGTTGGTTTATACCGCTCCCAAGTCTACGATGGTGAGTTGGTTGTTGATTCTCGACTAATTGCAGAGCGACTGGGAATTGAGCATAGAAGCTTTTTTGGAAAATATTGACACTTACCAAACCCAGATAGAGCAAGCGTTTGGAGTTTTGCGGCTTCAAACCGCAAAACCTATTAGCCCTATGGCGTACCCCGATTTCTGCTTGGGTGACCGACATATTAGCTTCAGCGTTTATGTGCGGGGTCCTTGGTAGAAGTAAAAATTTTTAGAGGTTTTATATAGTACACACCACTCCCCCTTCCCCCCATAAAATTTTTCGGAAGACCCTCAACCTACTTTCTACTGCTTGCTACTGCTTACCGATTACTTGCGACCGCTACTTGCTCCTGTTTGCGTTCGCCTATATCTATTGTTATCTAGAGCTTTGCGTTTGTTGAGTTGACGAGTTCGGTCGGTTGGGTTAGATTGAATGCATCGAAGCGAGGTGAACGAGCCAAGCAGAGATGACCTTCCAATCTAAATAAATACGGTGTGGTAGCCGTTGAGTTGACAGAGAAGGAAGGACGAGATAGATTGAATGCATCGAATACACAGCTCGGAGTAGACGAGCAGCAACACCCTGAAGCTGGGACAATCACCCGAAACGTAGAGCACAAGCGGTCTGTTATTAGTTAGGACTGTGGGTAAAGTCGTTCGGGGCAGAGTTAAACTTTACATTCCTCAGAGAAAGACTGAGGCGTATTGAGTTGTGAGTGACCTTACTTAACGTGATTAAGCGGAACTCTCAATCACACCCAGCCTTTGATGTGGTAGTCAAAGGTTGGCTGTGGTTTCGACCACACGTTGAAGCAATCTCGTAAAAGATGCCGTGAACCACACGTAACACCTGGTAGGTTTTGGTTGCTCTCCCTTAATAAAGCAATCGGGAATGGCCATCCCAGATAAGTATCGGCCACTTACACCCTGGAGTGAACTACCACTCACTCTAGGCTGTAGGTTGGTTCTGTGGTAGGAATCACCAACGATAACAACGACACATTTAAGGTACAGGACAATGACTATTAGTGAACTGAAGCAACTGGCTAAAGAAGTTAAAATCCCTGGCTACAGTCGAATGAACAAGGAACAGTTAGAAACCGCTCTAGTTTATGACCTTGCAATGGCTGAAACAGCACAGGTACAGGCAGACCTCAAAGCAGCAATGAACTCATTACTACAACACACACAATGGAGCAACCGATGAACACTACAGCAGTACAACAAATGAATGACATCACGAAGTACTTGGTAAGGGCAGCGGCTCGGACCTCGGTGATGTGCTTCTACGGCTATAAGTGGGCAGCTATCTGGACCTGTAACAACCGAAAGATGTTGATTCAAAGGACAGTGGAGTACTCCCTAGTAACCGCTGCATTGGTCTACACGGCATCCATCTGTGCAGTACTACTCACAGTACAGGGATGGGATTGGTGGCAACAAAAACTCGACCACGGAGAGCAGGTTATAACTCAATACTGCAATGGGCAGGTATCACCGCAACGGTTGGTAACCACAACACTGGGAAGAGGGGCGCGGGGCTTGGTTGAACTCAGCCGTGAGTTTTCTCTACTCTTTCTCGAAGGTCTCGAAGCACTGGCATACACAGTGATTCCCTTCTGTTGGAAGAACGTGTACCGCTGCTACCAATAGACTTAAGGGGCAGGCTTGACGGTTTACGAACCTCGCGGCCCCGTACACAACAACAACAACAACACGGGACAACAACATGCTTGACTTACGTTTAATGACACTCACTGTCCTAACAGTGATGGGATGTTACAGCTTTGGAATGGTGCACTTGATGAACAAGGGGATTGAGCAGAACAATATATACCAGTCCCAGTGGGATTCTTTCATAAAACTGCATAAGTAAGACACACACATAGGACACAACAACACATGGACGGCATGACAGCAGCACGCTTACTGGTGAACACTGAACAACAAGGCATAGCGGATTATATTTTCGACAAGAGAATAATAAACCATGAAGCAGGTTGGGTTGTTGGTTGTATCCAGGCAAGCAAACGTCTGGAACAACGACCCCAGACATACGAACTGATGGAGGACATCAACAAAGTACAGGCCGCAGGTTGGGATGGAGTATCGGTACAGTATTCTGAGTTCAATGGTGCATACTGGATTGTACCATTCATTTACTGCACAAGCAGGGAGCAGTCGCACATCTATAACACGCTGTTCGGTAACTGTGCACTTGCTACATAAAATTTATCGGAGAACCCTCAACCTATTATGAGTAAACTGAATCCAAATACACGACCAGCACGTAAACTTCAGCGCACATTTGATGTATTTGTACAGTCCCCAGAAGAGGACACATACCGCAAATTGATTGAAGAGTTAGAGATTTACATGTCTCTCAATGATGGTTGGCAAACAGATGAACAGTATTTTGCTGACAAACAAGACGACTACATGGATTACCAGATGCCATTTTAAGGGGCAAGCACTATGGATGAACCACTTGTAAACGAGATGGAAGATTTGGTAGAAACCCATGGGTTTCTAAACATACTGAAGGCCCTTCAAGTTGTAGCAGATAGGCATCATATGGCATCTGTTTCTTACGATTTGAAGGATGCCGTCTGGTGGTTAGAAAACCTTTATAAACCTGAGGATTACAATGCTACATAAATCGGTAATAGGCTTAGTATTGGTTACATGTATGGGGGCTGGGCACAGCCTTACGGCAAAGGCACAAAGACCAGAGATAAAGGAGCTGACTCCATTAGAGGTGAGGATAGTCGAACAGTCCCTAACTGTCCGTTATATGGAACAGTACGAACCTGAATTGTTGGATGCTGTTAAGGCTGAACGTAACAGAAAGCTGAGAGAAGAGTGGTGCCCTAAGATTGAAGGTGAGCGTCGGGAAGCGGATGACGACATCGAATGGTACTTGTTCAAAACATACTGTGTTGACAAGGCAGGTGCATAATGTTTACTACAAACAACGTAGCAGTGGCGGTTAATCAAACAACAACGTTTAGTGGTCCCAAGTTTGTCTACCTGGTAGTGAGTGAGAATTACTTATCTGAGGAGACAAGACAATCACGATTCGTTTCGTTGGGCAAGTGCTGCATTCTTGATGCAGGTGTTGCTGAACTACTCCGACTGAACGGAAATTGCTTTGCCCCATGACTGCACTGGTTAGGGATGGTAACCACATCAAGAGAAGATGGGGGGCCAGGGCTACCTTAGTGTGCTCGAGGCCCTTCTGTATTATTGACAATAA